ATCGCTCCTTATGCGAGTCTGATGATTGCCGAAGTATTGGTAGCAGCAGGAAACTGCACCGTGAAATCTACCGTGGAAGTCTTGTCGTTGCCAAAATCCAAGACGCACACTGCACCGTTTACACCGGGTTTGTAAATCAGGGCCCCGCGAGCTGTCAGCGCGGATTCCCAAGTCACGTCTGCAAATGAGATATACGCAATGTTACCCGACGCTCCGGTTGTGGGGGTTGTCGTTACCTGCAGCGCCCTACCACCAGCAGCATAGCCAGTAGCGACAACTTCTCCAGTTGCCGTGTATTCCGTTGTATTTTCGTTTAACGTAGCGGCGTTGGTGTACAGGGCGATATAGAACTGCTCGGTTGAGAAATCAAACGCACCGCTCATCAACCCAGTCTTGAACACGTTGCACGTGAAGTTACCAGTGAATGCCATTTACGACACCCCGTTATTCTGTGGTAACGGGGGCAGTCGAAACTGCCCGCTGCGATACGCATCGCTACGCTCCAGACCATCACCCAGACGCTTGGCTTGTGCAAGTGCTTCCTTGTATTTGCCGTCGTACAGGGCCATCATGTCCGTTTCGCCCTTCATGTAGGTGTAAGCCTCGACCAGCGAACCGTACAGGAGCACCGTGTCAAAGTTATCACCCACCCACGACGTACCCGCAGTCACAATAGATTCGGGGTAGTAATAGTAGTGAATCTCAAGCGTGTACTGACTGTCTGGAGTCGGGCCAACAATAAACGACAGTTCCGTCGTTGGAGTTGGGTTAGCTCCCGGCGTGGTCGTCGGCCCAAACAGTGCGTAGAACTTAGGCGTACCGGTATCGCTAGGGCTGGGGTAACACTGGCGGATAAAGTTCACATCCTTGTTCAGCAGATACTGATATTCTCCGGTGCCATCAACAACAGCCAACGAATACGTAGACAAGAAGTCAGCAGGACAAGAGACGTAGGGGTTGCTGGTAGTCGTGTTACCCGTCATGTTTTTGCGAAGAGACGGAAACTGAACCGTGTTGTAAATGCGAATCTCCGCCTGCTTGATGAACGTGTCAACAATAGTCGGATCGGTGGAATAGTTAAAACTATTCTCCGCATAGTTCTGGATCGCAGTTACAAGCTCGGCGTATGTCATGAAAGCCTCAAGCCATGGGCCCACGGGCCATTACGCCCTTGGTCGCTGCGCCGGTGCCACGAATTTTGATGCCGTCGGTTTTGGTAGGTTTGTACTTACCCGCGCCAACCATACCGGCAGACGGATTCATCTGATCGATCTCTGCGCGAGGAGAAGTCACGGGCAACGGAGCTTTCACTGCTTTGCCTTTCATGGTATGGGGGCCAGCGTACACAGAAGCGGGACCCACTTCTTTGCCACCTTTTTTCATGCTGTACTTAGCCATATTAGCCTCCGCGAGAGCTAGATTTCTGGTTCATGGCACGGGCCATGTTGCGGCCATATTTACGCATGGCTTCGCCGGTCACGCCGCCTTTAGCCATCTTGTGCATGCGCTTTTCATGTGCCTTCACTTCTTTGTCGGCAATAGCCTTGACCTGCTTTTTGTCCATCATCGACTCCTTATGTCGTTACAACCGTAACTGTACCCAAACTTATGGTTAAAACCAAGTTGTTTGGTGTTAAACCTGCATCCCACGCAGAAGATCCGCCCACGGGGTTCCAGCCCCACTGGAAAATGCGGCTTCCGCCTTCCAGCGTACCCTGAGCATTTGGGCTGGGGCTCGTGGAGTCCACAAGCTGCAAACCCGACAAACCTGACACTACATAGCTTCGATCCGGGCGGGGGTTACGCAGGCCCTGGGGGTCATCCACCGGGAACTCACCCAAGTGCAACTGCGGCTGATCCGGGTCCCAGCACTCTTTGCAAACCAGCAAATCGTAGTTTTTGCCCTTGATAACCTCTCGGCGTAATTCTTTGAGCTTATAACGGCCATCGCAACGGTCGCACTGAGCGATCGCCCATTTGCCTGATGCAAACCGATTCCCCATTTAGGTGGTCCCAATGAACTGCTGCCGAGGCACAAACCGCAAAGCGGCCTTCTCATGATCCTCGTATGCGGCTAATTCCCAAGCCTCATCGTACTGCTGTTTGAGCAGCATGATGCGATCCGACCCCTCGGGGATTTTGCCAGCGATGTAATACGCCAACCCAGCAGCCATGCAGGGAATAAAGCGAAACGGCACGTCCATAACATTCACACCGCTCCCAGCATCCTGGGTGCGGCGCAGGCGCCAATATACGAACTGATACGACTGCGACCCATCTGGAGTCGGCCAAACAGTCACAGCGGGCAGGTTTTGTTGGTACACAAGGGTTCCCGCGCCATGCGAAGCTGCGGTAGTACCGTTTTGCCCACGAAAACAGTTATATAGGGTATTCCCTGATATGTATCCGTAGACGATTGTTTCGTTGTCCAGCTTGATAAACCCCGTGGAAGGCAAGCCCAGCACGGAGTCCAAAGAAATTGTCGTGTCAGAAGCACCAATACTAGCGGATGTAGTGAGCACTGTTTTGCTCGTTTGGCCGTCCAAACGCTGCACCCACACCTGGATTGGGCGAGCTTGTTGCAGCTTGTTGGGCAACGTAGCGTACGTAGAAACTCTAATACGCGTGATAGTCAGGTCGGCCTGGGTTGAGGCTACGTTAGCGCCCGTACGGATCACATGCTCAATCAAGTCCACGGTGTCGTTGGGCAGCGCGTAGGTATTCTGCCCCTGCACCAGATCAATGGTGCCGGAGTCGATCGTCCACATGTTGATGCCCCGGTTAGCCCAGTCGGCAAACATGATGTTTAGACTGCGTCGTGCAGTCTTTAGGTCGTAGCCCGTACGGAGTTCACGCCCAGCGCGTTCAAACGCCTCCTCAACCAGCTCGGCTAGGTCAAGGTTAAACGAGGTGAGTCCGGATGTGGTTGCCATTATCTAAACCCTGCTGTTTTCTTTGCGATTGTTTTGGGCTGTGCAACAAACTGCTTGCCTGCTTTCTTCCCAGCCCGTTTGGCTCTGGTCGTAGCGGCGTACTCAGCAGGTGAAAGGGCTTTGATAGCCGCTTCAGGCAAATATCGCTCACCCGTCTTGGAGGACGGCTTTCCGGACTTGGTGCGCCACTTCTGGGCACCCCAATCCTTGAGCGATTGCTGAGGGTCTTTCACTTGTATCCGCCGCCCTTTGCTTTGTATTGCTTTGCCAACAGTTGAGCCTTACGGGCTGACCACTGACCCGCACCGGTTCCTTGAACCGCACGGGACTTGATCGACTCAAACAAAGACTTACGCATACCGGGTTTGGTGTAGACGCCAGCCTCGTTGACCTTGGATTTAACCTTACCGCCGTCGGCATACATGTCAACGTCGTTCGGGTTATCCGTGCGATGGATAACTTTCTTCTTGGGCATCTTGGACGGGCGGATCGCACCCATCCCCCGGCTCGGCATCATTTTTTACCCTTTGCGTAGCCACCGCCACACATGACCATGGTGCCACGGGTCTTACCCCGCTGGGCGATACCATCAGCACGCTTAGATGCTGAGCTAACTTTACCGCCTTTGGCTTTTGCGGTATACGTTTGCGTATCAGCGTTGTAGCTGTATCCATTCGGGGCGTTTCCGCCGCCACCGCCGCCACCACTACCAATAGCGGCAACTACTTTATCGGCTAAATTGGCTATAAAACCCATGGAGTTCTCCTCAGCACATCTTCCCGCGAGTCTTACCTCGCTGGGCGATACCATCTGCGGCCTTGACATACCCGCCAGCGGCCTTCTTGACAGGCTTTTTGGGCTTCAGGATGCCGCCATCAGGCTCTTGGGGTACAGGGACGCCAGAGCCTTCCGTCCAAACGGAATCGCCCTTGGTCTGTTTCTTTTCGAGTTCTTCGTTGGACATAGACGACTCCTAGATTAGCACTTGCCGCCGCGCTTCATACCCAGAGGCTTACTACCAGCCATCTTAGGCATCATGCCTTTGGTTTTACCCTTTGCAGCAATGCCATCACGACTAGGAGCAGCCGTCTTCACTGCGCCCATTTTTGCCTTGGTGATACCGCCTTTAGCCATCTTTTTCATTTCAGACTCCTCGTGTTTAACCATTGACTTGGGTGCGCCCTTCGCTTTCATAAAGGACACTTCTTTTTTCACCATTGCTTTTGACTCTTTCATGTGACCGCCTTGTTTAAAAAGTGCCGAAGCACCGTGGTTGGTTTTGGGGTTGTTGATGGTTTGTCGGTCAGGACGGCCCTCGCTGCCCTTACCAAACTTCATGCCTTTATCCGCTTTCACGAACTCTTTACCCACAGACTGAGGGATGCCCATCTGCTTTGCCTTGGCGGGGTCATTGGCAACCATCGCCATCAGGTTGTGTTGTTTCCGGCTAGTTGAGGGCACTTCTTGACTCCCGAATAAACATATCAATCTTGTCGTTCAGCTTGTCGAACCGAGAGTCGATATGGGCGACGATCTTGTCGATCTCCGCCTGTGTCACATTGTCCCGTGCAATCTCCTCCCGGGTCCTGTTTAACAGAATCGTGATTCGATTTAACTCGGCTGACTTTTCCCTCAGATTCCAACTGAGTAACCCGATGAATGTAGTCAGCAAGACGTTCCACAGCATCATCTCCATGTCACACCATTCGACCTCTGGTTTTTCCACGCTTGGCAATGCCATCCGCACGGGCGGAAGCGGTCATCCCGCCTTTTTTCATGCCGGTGGCAGAACGCAAACGGCTAACTACGCTCTCGCTTGGAGCTTCCGTACCTCGGGCCTCGCGCTTGTACTGATTGCCAAGCTCTTTAACTTCTTGCTGAAGAGCGGCGTTTTGCTTGCGGGCTTCTGCGTTTCCTGCAATCGCTCGCATATTCATTTCTTGCGCGTCAATATCGGATGAACGCGCGTTAGCCAGAGAGGCCATCTTCTCTAACTCGGTAGCACGATCCCGCGTTTTGGGGCCGTATTTACGTAAGTTTTCGAGGTACTTCGACTCAGCCATGATTACCTCAGCAGTTCCAAGCCCGTAGGCTTTTATTGATCCGTGAGTTCGGGTCTTTCTTGGCCTTCTCGCCGGTTAGCTTGGCCTTCATCCCAGACATCCTTGCACAGAAGGAAGCACGGCGCCCTTTGTCCTTCTCTGTTTTGGGCTTGGGAGCGGGAGGCTTCAAGTTCATACCCTGAGCTTTGGCAGAGGCGCGGCCCTTGGCGTTCAAGCCGCCCTTCTCCGATTTTCCTTCTTTCCGTTGCCATGCTGGAGATTTAGCCATAGAACACCGTCACAGACGCCACATCAGTGGTATCCAAATACACATCCGTGTTGAAACGCACGCCTTCTCCGGGGAGCAAAGCGTTGAACATCTCGGCAACGGCAGGTGTGTTAAGCGTAATACGGGCGGTACCCGAAGAACCACCGTCTTTCAGCACGATTGAACCTGCTGTGGAGGTGGTTGTCAGGAGGATGCCCTTGATACGTGCAGGCCCAGCAACCAACGTACCGTCAGTTGTACGAGTCGCACTAAGTACGTCTGTTTGCATACCCATGGTGGGCTCCTAATTAGACGTTCTGCTGGCCAACCAAGGGGTCTGCAACGAAGTAGGTGATGTAGCCGCCAACGGTACCGGCACCAGAGGTGTCGATCGTCACAGTCACGTAGCTCATCGCGCTAATAGCGGTAAGCGTCAGACCGGCGGTAATCACGCCAGCAGCGGACACGTCCAAATTGTTAGCGATAGCTGCGCCGGTCACGGTACCGCTGGTGTAGCCACGGGTGCCCAGATCAACGGAGCCAGCGCCTGCGTCATTGATAGCCACAGACAGAACAACTGCGCCAGCGGGGAGAATCAGGGCGGGAGCGCCAGCTGCGGAAGACACAGCGACGTTGGTGGCGGTGGCCACAGAGGCGTCGGCAATGTAG